TGAGATACGCGATTTTGGGGGTCTGTGGGGGGAGTGTGTGCCGCTTTGTGGGTTGGCACAGGCCTTCTTTATAGTATGATGCCGGACGCTCGCTTAACACTCGATCAGAGAAATGTCATACTCAATATAATTCGGATATTGTTTTTCTACCCATCGTGATAACTTATTATTCTGTGATTTTATTCCCTTTTGTGTCTTTGGACGTGTTGGCATATCTTTTAAGAATGATAACGATCCTTCGTCTGTTGTTACTCTAATCTGATATGTTGCGGTTGTGGTGTTCATCGAAACTCCTTACACATTTCATCATAAGATGCACCAATGGGGACAGATTGGCAGAATCGTGTCATCTTTGCATCTTGCATTTCTGATACATTGTTGATAGCATTAACACCGATTACAGTGCCAAAACTAATAACAACGGCAAGTAAAATAAATCTCATTCAACCTCCACTAATTCTTGTTGAAGTATCATAAACTGTTCTTCTGTTGCTTCAGTTACACTCTCTTGAATAACCTGATAGATGTAATCATTGTTGCCAATATCATTGAAGATTCTTTCAGCTAATTCAGGATTATTGTCACAAGGATATGTTTGCTCTACTCCATTTTCATCATCTAAAAAACAATCCTCAGCAGTGTAAATCCATGCCCCACAGTATGCATCTTCTCCCTGAACTTCGATCAGTTTGTTGACTCGTTCTTGAAGTTGTTTGAGTGTGTAATTCATCAGAAGTGTGATTCAGAGGTGTCAAGTTTGTCGGACCATTCTGCTATCTTATCATAGCATTTTTTGTAATCTACAAACTCAGGAGAAAATTCATCAAGAAAGTGAAAACAATAGTTGATGCGATTCTCGGGGATTGAGAGATGCTGTGCGACTTTAGTGTTCATGATTCAGTTAGAAGTAAGACGGAAGATTGCAGCGATTTTTGCTTGAATTGAATCAGCAATCATTGCTTCTTCGTTACCATAATCGGAGTAATCTCCCATTGCGGAACTGATAGCATCCCACTCAGCATCAGTGAACAGTTGTTTGTAGATAGCAGCGGAGGTTGCTTGAGAATCGATCATTGTTGTTTTGTTCATGATGGTATCATTGCAGATTTTGGAGGGATTCTCAACCGGTCTTGTGCCAGTTCTACAAGTGGTTTTTATACTTCACTTTCCTCCAACAAATGTGGGTAGTATTCTTCTACTTCTGCAATCAATTCATCAGTCGAATACTTATCATAACTCTCACTCATGTTATCATAAAGAATTGCCATCATTGTTTTGATGTCCATATCATCCAAGATCTGCTGAATCATGTTGTCTTGGAGTGCATCGCGGTCGATGATGTTTTCTTTAGTCATTGTCATTTAGTGGGGAAGTTTTTGCAGACAGCATCACACAGAACACGGGTTAGATCTTCTTGGGTTTCTGGATACTTTCCTTCCCACATTTCCCAACAAAATGTTTCAACAATAGAATCAATGTCCTCCATTAGTTGTTCTCGGGCAGTCAGCATTTCAAGGTTGTCCATCATTTTCTTGTGAAGATAAGATTTGATAAGTGACATAAACTCAGCAACATGCGGGCATGTATTGTTGTGGTTCAGTCAGGAAATCTGTGACCTGATAACCATGAATGTCGAGACGAGAATTACATGCTTCAATCATCTCTTTTTTGTTGAACAATCGCATCGACTGAGTGTCACCTTTGAACTTCAATGTATAGACAAATTTATCAGTCAGGATGGCATGAGGGCGAAACTCAACAACCATAGAATGACGCTTTGAAGTGAGTTGCATGGGGTGAAATCCTTTGACTCTTATAGAATACACGAAAACAGCGACCGCACAACCGATGGTGTGCAACTAGATCAACTGTCACACCCATCTTTTAAGTTCTCCTTTCTCCCAGATATATTCGTTCCCACCTAAACAATCATCACCCAATTCATCGATGGCAATGTTATCAGGGAACAAACCATAGTATTCATCTTTCTGCTCATATCGTGTCACTGTTGTAGAACGAAGGGCCCTAACATCAATAAAGACAGTATCACCAATGTCAGCAAACTTTTGACTGATATAATTCTCAATATCGCCATACTTATTGGTGTGATGTCTATCAATCCAGATCAGATCATGATCCCCATCTAAATATCTTTCTTCCCGATCTTCATCTGCCCAACATTCAATCTGACAAAGTTCTCCTTTTTGTGTGTCGTAAGTGAACATAATTAACCTCCGATAATTGGATTGACACCGATTACTTTTGCCCTAGGATTACGGGCAGTTGCTGTTTCCTTTGCATCACGATAATTGCTGGCATAAACTTCCTCTGTGAAAACTTTGCCACCAACGTACAACTTAACTTCCCATTTCATTTTTGAAAATACTCCCCAACTGCTTTACTCATTGCGATAAGTTGTTCATGAATCTGATCAACTTCCAGACGGAGGTTCTCATCTTCACCCAATAAACTCATCAGATCAACTTCACTCCAATCCTCAACATTGATCGAACCATCTTTATACATTGGAGTGTAATATAGTGCCCCTTCACTACAAATGGAATAGGCACAACCTTGGTTTTCAGAAGTAAGAACAATCATGATCAAAAAATGTTAGTCCAGCGAGTGTGATTTGCTTTGGTGATTCTACCTTCGTTCAGCATGTTGTCACATACTCTAACAAAGACTTCAAACTTTTGCTCTCTGGTGAGAGTATCTGCACCGTCGCAATTTTTCATCACACGGAGCATTTGTGCTTTAGAACGAATCATTTTAGAACGTAGCAGTAGTCAATAGAATTAACGCAAAATCCTGTGGCAGATGTAATCTCTTCTACAAGATCATCACCATCAGAGGCCTCCCAAGTGGTGGACATTACATCTTCGATAATACTTTGTTGCTCTGTTGGTGATAACTCAAAATTGTCATCTTCAAAGTCGATGTTAATTTGGGTGATACGATAATTCATTTTTCTGATGGAAAGTTTGTTCAGTTGGTTGATACTATCAGAGAAAAGATCATTCATCAGAGATACAGGAACGAACCGTAAGGGTCACAAATGTGAGGATTATCTGCTAACTGTGTGATAAGATAGCGGACACCTTTTGCAGGTGCTTTGTAACTGGCAGGTTTGTAACATTCGCCAGAGTTCTTATCAACGAACATCCAGCAAGAATTGCCATTGAGTCTCTCACCACCACTGACAAGATAAGACCAAACTTTGATATATTTGCGACCAATCTCCATCTCAAGTTGAGTGAAAACAGAACGATTGTTTTCAAGAGAAAGAACTTTCCACTCATTGTTCAGCACTTCGATGAGTGCTTCAGTCAGAAATTCAGGTTTGGTTTGAGTGACTGTCATGGTTGCGTTCCTTTGACTCTTATAGAATACACGAAAACGAACCCCTTACAAGGGGGTGTGTGCAACTAGATCAACTGGCACAGGCAAACCTACCATTGTTGAAGTTTGCATGAGAGAATTGCTCTCGATTGACATACTTGAACATACCAAAATCATTGGTCTTGACATAGCCTTCACCACCACATTGGCGATTGCCGATATATGCTTTAGGACCATTGTTCCGCATCAGGAACAACATATCATCCTTGATTGACTTGACGAGTGACCACAAACGCAATACATTCACGTCGATTTTGTTTGCAAATGCCAGTGCATCTAGGGTCAGGTCATCAATATCCAAACCAGCACGAATAATGCTGTTAAGTTGTTGCTGAACCTGTTGAGATTGCTTGTCGCTCATAAACTCACACATACACGACATTTGCTTGGCAAATGCAACAATCTCATCGAAATCTTCATCAACTTGCCAACATTCTGGTTGCACGAACTTTACATACTCAGTATCATCGAAAGGATAAGATTTGTCAGTGACAAAAGCATCCTTCAATTCACCCGTCACAGTATCATAAAACGTGTGAGGTGCGATGATAATATCCTGGTCAATTATTTCATCAAAGATGTAAGTAATCGTATTGGGGCAAAAAGTATCATCACCACCAAACCCGATAAAATCACCTTGAACAATCCCGTCGAAATCAGGAAGGTAATCGAAACAATGGTGTAGTATGTTAGCAACAACCCCAGAATGATTGCGATCAATGTCATCATGCGTTTCATTGATTTTAATCAGTTTTTTGTTAAAGACAGATTTTGTGCCGACAAAGAATTTGCCAGTCGCAGGATTTGTGCCCCAAACAATAGCAGGAGCACCATCAATTTTCACGGAAAGATCACCATCAGAAAGCAACCAATCCAGTGCAGTCAGATCACCCGAAAGGATAGAATCTTCGGGGTGTTGGAGATGTGTGTTTTTCATACCAGTATAATTGCACAGGATGGGACGAAAATCAAGGGGTTGTGTGTAGGTTGTTCAACTGTCACACGATGCTTTTATTGCATCATCGAATCAATATCAATTCCCTGATTATTGATTCTTTCCTCCGCAATCTTGAAGTATTCTGAATCAAATTCCATGCCAATAAATTTACGGTTTTGTTTTACAGCAGCAACACCAGTTGATCCTGATCCCATACAATTATCCAGTACAGTTTCACCTGGATTAGAATAAGTTTTGATCAACCATTCCATTAACGGAACTGGTTTTTGTGTAGGATGAACTTGTTGCTGAGCACTGAAATCTCTGGAGATGTTAATAATAGACTTAGGATACCTTGTTCCTTTGTTCTCGAACTCCTTACGAGGTTTCATACCATAACCATGGTCATTCTTTCTACCAACATATCCCTCAGGATTTTTAGATTTGCGGGCATATGGTTCTCCCACCTCCATTTGTGGATTATATGTTCCACCAGAATCTTTGTAGAAGATGAGAACATTCTCATGGGTTTTCATCGGTCGATACTTAGCAAGACCAGGAGATCCGCACTTATTCTTATTCCAAACTAACTCATATCTGAACCACTTAATCTTTGAACAAATCAACTGTGCAGAGAATGGTTGAGAACCAAACAACACAATCACACCTTTAGGCTTAATAATCCTTCCATATTGTTCCCACATCTTATCAAAGTCCAAAACTTCATCCCACTTAATTGATGTTGTTCCATATGGAGGATCACAACAAATAAGATCAATGGATTTGTCTGGAATTTCTTGCATCAATGAAAGACAATCACCTAATTGTAAATTATAGTTGTTCAAATCCATCATGTGCAGTTATCTTTTTGCGTACAGATTCCTTGTAACATCCTACCAGAAAATCATATGCTTGTCCATAGGTACGTTGCACAGATTCTGTGTTATCTTTCCACTTAATTTGAAATGGTAGATTGTTACCATTAGCAGTAAGTTTATTGAGAGACTTAAGTGAGGTAAGATGAACCTCATTGTTTGTCTTATTCAGAGAGAAAATATAGTAATCACGATTGTTCTCTTTACCACCATAGTTTATCAGCGCATCTTGAAACTTCTTCCATGATGTTACATTTAAGTTATCCTCAGGCAAATTAGTCAGAGCATATAGAATTGCTGCTTTAGAAGAAAAGTTGTCAGCGGCACTGCCATATTTGGATGACTTAATGTTGAAATAATATCCAAAGATCTTGACATCCCACCAGCAACGCGGAGGTGGTTTAATGATATTTTCCTCACCATACTTTTCAATCAGCAGATCAATGATAGTGTCCTCATCATCAATACTATTCACGCGACCGTCTTCATGACCTTCGCTAACAGCGATAGAAATACTGTTAAGAAACTTAAGGACTTCAAGCAGTTTGGTGGGCATGGCAGTCGTTTCCTTTGACTCTTTAATAATACATGAAAACCGATCCCCTACAAGGGGGAGTGTGACACTTATTTTCTGTCACACAGGCAACCGTGCGACCGATCTTTTCTTTCTATATTTTTCTATGAAATTACGAGCACTAATTGAGTTTCTGCATTTTTTTAGTTGTTTCCCCTGGTGAATGACCATTAGACCAGTGCCGCACGGGACAGCAGCATAAAAAGAATTTATATCATTCCAGTCCCCAACAATGAACCCTAGTGGGCCACATTTATGGTCAAGGATGTTGCTGTTAGTTGGTTGCTGACTATTCATTTCCAAATATATCCTCGTAGGTCAAACTTTCAATGCGTTTTACTTGCTCAGAGTATGGTTTAGGATTCTCCTTTGGATCAAGAAAGTACCTATACATTGCACTGCCTGGTGGTGGTAAATCAGCGATCATTCTCTGCTTTACTTGCATCAATGCTTGTGCTTTTCTGTATCGTTCTCTTGCCTCATCAAATGGTTTTGAATGGACAGATTGAAAATTCATAGAGTTATTCATCGGCGGATCTCACTAATAGCAGGTTGACCTTGATTGAAGACGACATCGACAACGGCCTGCACTTTTTTGGCAGTGCTAATACCAACTGTGTCATAGGTAGGGATACAAACAAGACCGAAAGTCTTCTCAGTGCTACCCAAACGAATCACACGACCGATGGACTGACTGATGCCAATATAGTCCATGTTACGCATGAAGATAACTGCCTCAAGTCCGCTGACGTTGATACCTTCAGACAGAATAGAGTGGTGAATAACAACAAACTTCTTCTCAGGATCTTTGCCCCAAGTGTTCAACGTGTTGAAGAACTCTTCACGATTGACTTTCTGACCGTCGATGATTGCACCAGTCTTAGATGTGATTGTCATCCAAGAATAACCACGCTCAGCGAGTTGCATACAGAAATCAGACTGAGACAGAAGACCCATAATCTGCTTTGTAGTGCGAGCACAAATCAAAGTTTTGTCGATGTTGTTGTCATCAATCGTTTCCAACAGATTGTCAGAATCTTCAGCATACATGACCTTACGACCTTTCACCAAAGGCAGTTGCTTAACTACAACTTTAGGAGGAAGAATGTAACCACCTTCGACCAACTCAGGAGCAGGAATGTTGGCAAGAAC